TGCTACCATCATAAATTAATCTGTTTTTATGTTTAACCATAATATCACGAACGTATTGCTCAGCTTTCATTTTTGGTAGATTTCCAACATCAATATACCAAATTCTTCTTTCAGGAGCACGCGATAAACGGTAAATGACCAAAGCATCTTCAAGAGTTCTTAATTGATTTAATGCTTTGATGGCCTTATGCAAATAAGAAAGAACCATAGTCCCTTGGTTATCAGTAAGACCAGAAACAATATGAAGTATAGAATCTTTCGCAATTTTCAAACCTGTAGTTGAAGGGCCAACTACTTTATTACCATAGTTGAAACCTTTGTCGTTAAAAATAAAATATTCGTTAACAACTTTACCAATTGATGCATCTCCAGGATTTTCAGATGCAACTCTTTTCTTAGAAATTTCACGAACTTTACGGATTTTTCTAGGGTCAATATATCTTACTTCTTTAATACCAGATTTTGGGTCTTTTGGGTCAACAATTACATGATAATATAATCTACCATCAACATACCAACGGCGATAAATTTCATAAGCATGATTATTAAAATCTAAAATATTTAAACAATTTTCGAATTCTTCGTTAATTGCTTTTTTAATATTATCAGATAATTTTAAATCATCTAAATTAATTGTTACAATGTTTTCTTCGTCAATAGAAATAGATTCATTAACAATTTCATCAACTGCTGCATCGCACTCTGGATGCAAAGACATTTCACGATATTTTGTTACTAATTCTGCTTCTGTTCTTACTGTGCCATCAAGGTCAACATATGTACCATAAGCGCCTCCAGCCGCAATGACTACTGCACCATCATCTGAATCCTTGGGAGCAAACGAGGGAAGTGGATCTGCGTCTTTAACTTTGCGCTTGAATTCGAAACCGAATAAACTTACCATATCACTTTTTCTTTCTGTTTTTAGCAGCTAAAGACATTTTCAACTTAGTTTCTTCGGAATGTTGTTTACCATACATACCATTGTTTTCGCCTTTAGCTAAATCTTTTTCTCTGCGAGTTTTTGACATTTTTATTTTAACATCTTCTCTGAGGGAAGGATTTGGCGAAATAAAACCATTTTCAAATAATTTTTTTCTAGAAATTTTCATTTTTAATTTTGTTTGTTCAGATCTTTTATATTTTAATAATTCACGATTTTCTTCTGACATTTTTGTTCCAAATCTACAATGATTCGAATTATTTTTTCCTAACCAATATTTTCCTTTTCCATGACCAGCCAATTTAGGATCTATAGAAATATTGTCTGTTTTATTTATCCAATTATCTTTATCTACAACTTTCATTCTTTTTAATACTTTATTTTCCCAAATACGAGCAGATTTTGTATTAATAAAAATTTTACGTATTTCTTTAACATCTGGAGGCCCAAAACAATCAACAAATTCTTTTACATATTTCGAAGAAGTAAAGTAACTATTCCATAAATCTGATGGATTGCATCCTTTGGCAAACCTACAACCGTAATACCATACGTCTAGATCTGACCATCCTATTAGGTAAGTGTAAGGAATAGTTTCTGCCATTTAATTCTCCAAAAATGAGGGGAGAATGTCTCCCCTCTCATCAAAATAAAAATTATTAATCTATAGTTTTTGGTGTAGTAGCATCATTAAAGAATGTAATATCGCTAATTTCGTCAAGTGGTAGCCAATAATCATAAGAGAATGTTACAGTAAATTCTTCAATCTGATTAGTTGAATTCCAATCTACAGAGATAGCATCAACAACAGTTGGGAAAGCACCAACCATATCGTAACCTCTAATGATATTTCCATCTTTAGAATATTGATAAATATGAATTGGTGACTTATAAGATTCTGCAGTTAGATATCTAATATTTGATTCCATGCTATTTATTGAGTTTGACCAATACTCAAACATAGATCTCATACGGAAATCTTCATCGTTCATTACTGTCACACGCCAATCAGCAAAAGTTCTATCGCCAGCTAATTTTACTTTTCTTCCGAAATATGGAATGTCAAAAGAAGCAACTTCAGAAGCTGGTAGCTCTGCAGCTCTACAAACGAAAGAGAACTGCTGAGATAAATTTTGCTGTAATCCTAGCTTACCTGGCGGAGTTAATAATACTTTGAAGAGGGATGGTCTAGCGCCGCCAGCGACTAGACCATTTTGTTTAAATTCGTTAATATTAAACATATGTTAATACTCCTTTGAGCGTTTCAATTATTTATTAAAACTGACCAACAACTGTTGAGAATTGAACACCAGTTCCAACTGCTACGAAGTTCAACTGGATGAAGTTGATGCTTCTTGCTGGTTTGATGTAAATATCGCCAACAAATTGATTGGCATCAACAACAGCAGGAGTATTGTTCGTTGCGTCGCAAACAACCAAGAAGTCTGTAATACCTCTTTTGCCTTGAATTTGGCGAAGGTAAGGAATAACAGTGTTCTTGAATTGATTTTGAGTAAATGTATCATTGAACTCAAAGAGTGAATATTTAGCGGCAAGTGAAATTGCCTTTTCGAGAACAATAAACAACCTACGAACGTTAATACGATCGAATGCTGATGGTTTTGACTGTAGAGTTTTATCGCCATACAATACAGTTCCCTGACCAGGGAATGTAACAACCGGATTAACACCGTTGACGTATAATAGATCTCTATCAGCTTGTCTTGGGTTATATGCAAGTTTAACAACGTTTTTAATCTGACCACGGTTGTAACCAGCTGGCGACCACCATGCGTCATTAGTGTTGTCTGTTCTTGCCATTAGACCGCCGATATCACCATTCAATGGAACCCAACGATAGATGTCATTATAGCGATCGTACTGATACTTATAACCGCTATCCATTACTGCATAAGAAGAACTACCAATTACGTTTCTCCAATTAACTAGAGAAGTTGCTTCTTGGCCAACATTATTGATGGTTGTTGTTTTATCCGGAGAAATTACAGCAACGCAATCTTTTCTTCCGTTTGTTGAATTTGGATTTGGAGGCCCATCAACAATATTTTGTACGATATAATTAGATAGCAAATAATTATAAACAGTTTGACCTCCACTAGAGGTGGTACCACCTAATGGACGACCCTGTAGAATGATAGAAACATCAACATCCTCTTTAGAAGAGAACAGATCGTATGCAGAAGAAATTGTTGATAATGCAACTGTTGATTCGTCGTAACCATTCTGACCCAATGTGAAATAATAGTTACCAGGAACTGTCGTTGAGGTGCTTATTAGATTTGTTGCGTTGTTTGAAGGCGCATTAGGTCTATCAGCTCCCCAATAGATATACTGAGACTGTTGATTGATTACATTAACATAATAATTTGTAGTAGTATCAAGGTTTTTAGCGTTTGTTGCTCTAGAAAGACCTTTATAAGATTCAAGAATCGTTCCTGGAACACCAGTAAATTTACCTAAATTATCTACAACAACTAGATGCATTTCGTCGTTTGCGTAGGTATTACCTTGAGCGGCTTGCCATGCAGACTGACCAGGAGGAGTGCCAAATACGTTAAAGAATTCCCATTGTCTTTGAACGGTGTTCGAAGAATATGTTGTTGTTAGTCTATATGGTGCATCAAAAGTTACTGCAAAAGCTGTATTAGACCCATTGACATAAGTATTACCAATGCTAACAACTTTCATATATTGAATACCAATTGATGAATTACCAGTTTTAATCTGATCGCCGATTGTTAGACTGGCAATAACATTATTGGCAAATGTTCCAGCACCAGTTCCGCTAAATTCAAAATCACCTAGATTCGAACCAGTCGAGAGGCTGAAAGAACCGTTTACTGTAGTGTTACCAAGAGCGACATTAGAAGCATATGTATTAGCATTATCTACTACTGAAACTCTTATTGAGTTACCGAATTCGCCTGGATAATTAGCAAGCCAAGTAACGCCATTATCAAATAAACCTTTTTTGTATGCATAAGCATTGTCATTAATTACAATTTGATTAACCAAGTTAGCAGAGTAAGCGCCAGGCTCCAAACCTACAGCAGTATAAGTTGTATAAGGCCAACCGAAATAAAGAGTTACTTGAGAATTTGAATTTGTATTACTTGAGAGAGTAATTGCAGTTGAGTTAACAACGCTTGCCACTGTTACTGTATTACCGGCAGGAGCAACTGTAGAATTTGAAGTTTGTGTCACAAACATATTAGCGAAAATGCCACTAGTGTTACCTGAAGTCAAAACAAAAACGTTATTAGAAACTGTTGAATTAGCTGCACTAGTAAAAGTTCCATTAGAAACAGCTCCGCTGGTATTAGCAGCGCGAACAACGTAAAGAGCATTAGTATATGAAAGAAAGTTAGCTGCAGTAAACCAAGTTTCTGCATTATAACCAGTTGGTTTTTGGAACATATTATAGAGAGTTTTTTCGCTATCAACTAAAACTCTTTGACCAACTGGACCCCAATGAAAAAGGCCAGCAATAGCGCCTACCGATGTTGATACGGCAGGGACAATTGTAGTGAGATCAATTTCAGATACATTTACGCCTGGACTAAGTAAAGTAGCCATTTAGTTTTCTCCTTTTGAACAAGAATTAATAATTCTAATTTAAAATTATTTATTAAATCTTGTCTTTTAACTAAAAATCAGGAGGTTGATTGAACATCCAAGCATCAGGATGGTATGTTTCAAAAGTTTCGTCAATCAAATCGCCTCTTCCGTCCTCCATAAACCCGAAAGGCGCCAAATCTTGTTCAATATCTTCTTCTGTTTTATCCCTTAGTGAGTTAAGCGTATTTATATTGGTGTATTCTCTAAAATAATCCTGATCAGAAAGCCAAGCATATAGAACCAAACACATAACCAAATCGTCATGCCTTCCAGGTTCTGCTTCGTAGGATGTTCCTTTTTTAGAAAAAGTCGATAATTCATTAATTGTATGAAAATCGTTGACAATAAATTGGTTCTGTTCTATCAACAATTTTAAAATTGAACAACCAATTGATTTAACAATTTTAGTCGTTCTTATCCCCTTGTCTGCCGACTTACCTCCAAAACCTAATGTAATTCTTTTTCCAGAACGACCAGCATTTTCTGTGAATAATATATGTTCGTAACCAAAATCATAATGTAAAGAATGAGAAACCTGTTCACCAATATCATTAATTTCAACAAGAACTGCTGCATTATTGTATGCTTTAGCAACTCTATGAATAACATCTGCATAATCAATAGGAGTTACGGCATTATTTCTGTAAACGCATGTCTGTTGATAAGGCATCATGGTAACATCAACTAATTGAAAAGCTGAATAGTCTAAACCCTTACCTCTTGACACGTCGCATACCATCATATAGACGTGACCTTTTTTTGGTTCAAAGTATTGTATTAAGCCTTCTTTTTCTATTACCGGAGTTTGATGGACAAGTTCTTTTAATTTCCAACCAGCAATAAGAGTTCCGGATGAACCTAAAAATTCACAATTATACTCTTGGTCAAATTTTTCTAAATCAAAATTCATACCTGCCAGAGTTTGCTGTTTCCAGTTTTCATCTCTGCCAGGAACTTTTTGCCAATCAACTAAAATAGCATTATAACCGTTTCTTTGTTCTAATGCATTAACCCAAGTACTATAAAAATGATTCAAACCGTTTGGTGTAGAAACAAGAATAATTTTAGATTCAGAACCAGAAGAAATCGTAGGATATACTGAAGTGAAGAATTCTTCCCAGTTATCAATAAATGCTGCTTCGTCGATAAACAATAGATTGATAGAATAACCACGAATAGCACTTGTAGAAGTTGCCGAAGCTATTACTCTGGAGTTATTTTCTAAAACGAATGAACCTTTATTCCATTCATTAACACCTTGTTGGAGCCATTTTGGTAGATGTTGATATGCAAGCTGAACACGCCCAAGAATTTCTCGAGCCGTATCTCCTTTGTTGGCCAGTAGTGCAACAGTTTTTTCTGGATTAAAAATAATATACCAAAGTATGAAACCGCAAGTTGTTGTAGATTTACCTGCCTGACGAGCAGTAGTAATAATACTATTACGATTATCTTTAAATGATGTAATCATTTCTTTCTGATAATCGTATAATTTAAAACTCACAAGACCCTGATCAACATTAATAATTTTCATATATGTTTCGATAAAATACACTGGGTTCTCAGAGCACTTAACATACTCTTGAACTAATTCTTGAGTCCATTCTATAGATTGATTTGATTTCTTTAGTAGGACATTACCTTTATATCCTTTAAATTCAAACTCACTCATTATTCTTCATATCTTTCAATACTTTTTGTAACTCTGCTGTTGAGCCGACAAACAGGTTATTAGTTACTGACTTGGCCTGCTCGTTCATTGGAGAATCAGCATGTCTAATTTCTCTTATTTTCTCTTGCATATCTAACAGTTTCTCATTAGCCTGGATCATAGTATCCATGAGCTTTGCATATACTTCAAACGCGCGAGGATGCTGACTAGAAGACGCTATCTCTGCCAGTTTGAACATCGCTTCTTTACCATCGTTGATCATTTCGTGTAAGTTTGCCCTTGCTGTCTCGAAATCTTTTGACGCAGAATCATCATGACTTTCGATCAACATCTTGTCTATTACATCAATTTTATTTTCCAATGGTTCCAAACCCAACGTTTTTCCGATGGGATCTTCATCATCATCTTGCATTATTTTATCCAATCAATTATGTTTTCTCAATATATGAAGTATCAATCGTTACGCTACTGTCTACTGTTATTGTAATAAGATCACCAGTCAACTGTACTGTAGAAACTACAGAATTATTTTCAGCTGCTATATCATAGATCTGTGTAATAAATCCATAGTCGTCTGACGCCTGTATTTCTTGATACGGGACTGTGCCTGTATTAGTGTTTGCTCTACCACTGTAATTTATAGGTTGTCCAGTATTAGATAGACCAGGCTGCACTGTAAATTTATACTCAGATGAGCTATTACCTACTGCTGATGGTAGCTGACCATCGGCGACTGGTGGAATAAAGAAATCAACATTGACAAATTTGATAACACCAGATTTCTTTACTGGTCCATAGATATAGCCTTTTACGACCATATCCAGAGTCCATATTATCTGCCTTCTATCTTTTAAATCTCCTTCATAGTTGTCTTCATACGATATATCAGTGAGTACTACCGGTATATCCATAGTTATATTCATTTCTGGAATGAGTTTTACTCTTGTCGTCCAGTCAGGAGTAAAATACGGAAGTATCTGTTCGATGATCTTTGTGCCGTCTTCGACATTCTTAGTATATATATGAACTTTAAAGTCTATGTTATATGGAACTGGGTTGTACTGGTATCTAAATATACTCTGCTCTGTCGTTAGATCGCTTTTATTTGATACTTTACCGATCGTATGAAGCTTTCTTGTGCCATCGTATGACATCTTTCCCATCTCAAAAGATATCATTGGTAGAGGAAAAGTAGCAGTAGGTCTGTCTATGTTAGGGTCTTGAAACACACGAGCGAGCATCTTGTCTTTTGGCCCGTACGTGATAGGAACTCTTACTAATGATACTTCATTGTTTGATTTTGGATCTGTCTTTACGACGCAAATGTCGTTGAATAGCGTTCCAACAAGAATAACATATTTACGAATAGTTGAGAAGTAAAAAGTCTGGCCGAACATTATATGTTACCCAAACTAAACGGATCAGTTATAGAGAAGTCTACAAACGAGTTTGATTCTTTTTGTATTTGTTTTGAATCATCAGACACGACAAGATCTGAAGTAGATGAACCTTCTAATACTAGATAATCTCCATCTTCTGTTAAAATCATATTACCTGTTTGATCTTTAATAGTCCAATCGATAGCGTTGATGTCGAACTTAGTTTGAAGCGCATCGATCTCTGGGATACCTGTTGATATTCTCTCGTTAGAATATTCAAACAACTCGCACGTCATCTTCCATAGATACAGCGCACCTAATGGATAATACATCTCAAATTTATCAGTATATTTGATTTGAAAACATTTCTTGTTCAGTGGAAAGAATATAAGATCGCCTTCGTTTGGTCTTAGCTGAGTCGTTATATTTCCAACTTCGTTATCAAATATTCTCATTGCGACTGCGAAAGTAACTTGATCTCTAATCTCGATGCCAAACTTTGACATGAAATTACCGTCACCCTTGAACCCATCATAGGATTCAATATACATCTCTAGAAGAATAGCCTGTTCGTATGATGACTGATCGTCAGCACCATATACGTCGTCATAGTGATTTAACTTACGTGGGATGTAATATACGTCGTTACCATAGATCCTTATTGATTCTATGATAAGATTATTTAACAGATCTTGCTCTTGAGAAGCACCGAAGTTGTTAAAGAATACGCTCGTTGCCATTAACTATTATCTCTTTTTACATCTCTCGTTGTGATATCTTCCTATATTACCAGGATTACCAATGAAATCACAATAAGTGCACTTAATTTTTTTATTATTTATATCATTAAAAACTGTGGTACATTTTATCTTATTTCTGTGCTCATCAGATAATGGCTTTCCTCTTCTCATCTCAGCAGAAATTGCTATAGCCTTTGAATTATCTTTTCCTTTATTCTTACCCATCATAGAAGCACTTCTTTTTTCTCTTACTTCTATTTCAGAAGATCTATTATCTCTAGTCTTAAGACCTTTTAGATATCGTTCTCTAACTTCTGGATTCTGCATCGCTTCTTTTGTCTTTATCGATATCTTTTCTTTGATAGATAATTTATTTAAATTATTTTCTTCACTCCAATGACCAAATTTATGATTGCGAAGATTGTAGTATCGTTTACCTAATTCTTCTTTATTTATTAAAGATAGCCAATGATGCTCAACTAAATATAGTTCTTCTTTAGTTTTAATATTAGATATAATTATGCGGCGTTTAAAATCATTTGTTCTTTTTTTATACGCTCTATTCATCCAACCAGAAGAGCATATATATCCATCGTCTATAGTTCCAAAATGAGCGCCAACATAATATCTTTTGTGTTTCTTATCTAACCAAATATATATAAATCCATATTTTTCCATTTTATACCTCCTGTTTATAGAGGTATTTATACAAGTGTATCACTTACCCGATCATGTCCGTAACTGGCAAGCTGTAACTGTTGATCATTTCATCTTCTAATTCTTTACGCTCCTCAGTTGCTTCATCATATATCTTTTGACCATTAAAAGTAATACCACCAGGTAGTGGCATTGAACCATATTTTTTAAGATTAGTACCATATTGTTGTTTGATTAAACAAGTAGCATATCTTTGGAGCCAACGGTCTGTCCATACTTTAGTATAAACTGCTGGATCAACTACCTGATACGCTTCAAGAATAATATAATCGCCAGGATTGACAATACTCCAGTCCATATCAATATAGCAACGATTAATATAACGATTATATCTTAAAGGTTGCTGACCAACTAACATCTGTTCAAGAAATTGAACATGCTGCAAAGCCATATAATATGGAACCATAGAAACTGATGTAAGAGTATAAAGATCGTTTAATGCTATTTGATATCGAATATTGAATAGATTATTTGTATTTAAAGCCTGACCAACTGGAAACATATTAACAACACCAATAATATTATCTGGTAATGTTATATACTTATTAGTCTGATCTTGTGGTTGAATCTGATATTTATAATATGTCTTTTCAGAACCAGAGAAATGATAGTCCCAGAAATACTGAAGAGCATCATCAATACGATCATCCAACTGATCATCATCGATGTTTACTTCATTTAAAGGTTTACCTAATCTACGAAGGCAGTACTCTTTAAAAGTATTTCTATCTACTGGTATTGCCATCTTTAATCCTTATTTCTTTACCCATGGAAAATCAACATTTTTTTTCTCATACCTATTAATGCTTATCTTTTTATCTATTTCATCATTAATAAGATCATTATCAACAGGACTAATATTCTTTTGTATCCAAGTTAATAATGTTTTTTCTTTTAATTTACTAAATTCTGTAAATTTAAAACCTGAATTAGTTCCAAGAGCAATAGATACGGCATCTAAATCAAATCTAGTTCCACCTTCATAAATACCAATAACACCATCTTCACTAGTACCAATCTTTCTCCAAGATATACTGGCTACTGTATTTGGATTATTTGGAAGATCAGAAACGTGTAATTGAGTTATTTCCCAAGTGTAAGTAACTGTCATTTTAGTTTCCTTTAACCTGTTTCTTTAATTCATTAACCTCATCGGAAAGTTCTTTTATTCCTTGAATCAATAGAGCAACAATCTTTTCATATCTTACAGCTTTAGTTCCATCTTCTTTAGTTGAAACGATCTGTGGTAATACTTCTTCAATTTCTTGAGCAATAACACCAACATCATGCTTTTTAATATAATATGGATCTTTTACTGATAGACTATCTAAATAATCATCTTTCCAATCAAATTCTACACCGTTTATTTTATTAATCTTATTAAGAGCATTTGTTATTGGTTTAACATTTTCTTTAAGTCTTATATCTGATGACCAATACGCTGTAATATTACCTTGCGCGTAAAAATCACCAGAATTTGCCATTAACCATCTAGCTGTACCATCATTTGTTTGGAATTCATGCACCCATTGAGCTGTGGTACCACCTCTATAAGTAGTACGATCACCATTAGTAAAATATAATCTTGGCCAACTGTCTGATGAATAATTCCAAACACTAACATCAAGATTAACAGAACTCATTCTTGACTGACCGCGACCTAACCAGAAGTACCCTTGGCTATAGTAGTCATAGAATCTTTCAGCATATAGAGCTGTACCACCCCAGTTATTATAACTCGTATAGTTACCAGCGTGTAACGCTGTTGATCCATTAATAACTAGATTAGCGCCATTTAGATTATAGTTTGTATTGTCCCAATAAAGATATCTAGTTTGCGCACTATTTAAGTACAATACACCTGAAGTACCACCTGATCTATAGACTGTAAGATCACCATTGGTAACATTAAGACCAGTGAATGATGGGGCATTACCGGTACCTAAATTCTGATTGATGGTGTAACCTGTAAGACCGACTGCGTTGATGTTCCAGTTACCAGAAGCTCCGGCGCCAGTTAATGATGGAGCATATGAATTATAGTTACCAGCATCTAGCGCAATGTTACCTGCGAACGACGGTCTATGTTCAAAATACCATCTTGGTGTTCCATCATTATATACTCTTGATACTGTACCACTGTTGAGCTGCAGTCCGATCATCCAGCTCGAACCATTTATATTAAGACCTAAAGAACCACCTGGAGTAGAAGAAACAGTAGAACTGAAAGTACCAGTAGTTCCAGACAAACCAGCAGAAGATGAAATAGCGCCAGAACTAATCGTACCACCAAAAGTAGTTCCAGCTGCAGTGGCATCGATGTTAACAGCGCCGGTCCCAAGATTAAAATAGAACGGTCTCAACGCACTGTTTGAACCATATTGATTTGCAGATGCAGTTGCTTGAATATATAAACTAGTACCATCATTCTTAATAATGGCTCCATAGTTACCAGAGATCGCACGGAACTGTCCACCACCTGTAGTATAGCTAGTACTAATTACTTCACTACTATGTCTTGCAATACCATTAATATCTACAAGATAAGCAGGAGTAGAAGTACCTATACCAATATTACCATTGGCTGAAATATATTGTCTAACTGTATTGTTAGAACTAAGAGTTAGATAAGAATTATCAATAACATTGATATAACCAGATTTATCAGAGCTAACCTGACCTATATTCATACCAGAAGCTGTGTAAGTGCCAAATGATATATATGATTGTGCAGATGCACCAGTATTAGTATTTCTTACAATAATACCATCTGCAGCATTTAATGAACTTACTACATGTAATTTATTTGTTGGATTATTAATACCAAAACTAATTAAGCCATTAGCAAAGAAATAGTTTGAAGTAGCATTTAGCGATAGAGTACCATTAGAACAGACAATTACTGGAGTAGTTAGAGTATAATTGTCTTTGTTATAAGTGAAAAAACCATTAGAGCCTAATGATCCTCTATCATTGACGATAATTTGAGTGTTGTTGTAGAAATCGCCTGGTGCGGTAACAGAGGCTGAACCAACTGGACCCCAAGTGACTGTACCTGCACCACTTGAAATCAAGACCTGTCCTGTACCACCGGAATATCCAGTAGAATCTAAAAGACCGGCTGAGACCGTTAGATTGTTTGAAAATCTCCATGGTCCAGTAATAGTATACTGAGTAGAGTTATTAGCAACAAGAAATTCGTATACGTTTCTTCCATTGATAGTATTTGAAAGAGTAACGTTTCCTGTTACAACCAGAGTATTAGAGAATATAACATTACCGGTAACAGTCACTGAATTAGAGAATGTAGCATTACCTGTAGTTATAATAGTATTGGATAAAGTTGTGGCTCCAGTTACTGTTAATATACCACCGACATATGTCGTGTAATTTAAATTAGCAGTGCCAAGAACTGTTATTGTATTAGAAAAACTAGCAGGACCATTGTGATAACTATTATTTGCCATAGTGGCAACAGCATTAAGAGTAGTTGGTCCTAAGAAAAGAGAAGTATTTCCAACTGTTAATTGATTACCTAAACTAGTATTTCCAGTAATAGTAAGATTAGCAAATCCATAAATTGTAGACTGGACGTTTGCTATTCCTTGTATAAAAATAGAACCATTTGAATATATATTACCATTGGCGGAAATGGTATTACCAAAAGTTGCAGAACCTACTACTGATATAGTATTACTTACTCCAAGGGTGCCAGTGATGGCAACGTTGCCCTGAGTATTAGCATTACCTATAATAGTAACATTAGCATCTGGAGAACTGGTATTAAACCCTATTTGACCATTATTGGCCCAAATTAAATTAGAATTTACAGTAAGTCCATTTTTGACTTTAAAATCTTTATCAGCCATCGGTTCCCTTTCCCCATGGTCATTGTTATTATTGTTTATTTATTTATATTTAGTCTTCTAGTAAATTCTGTTTAATTAATTTAATAAGATGTTTTTTAACCTTTGAGTCTCTAAACATATCATAGTAACGTTTTAAAGGCCAAAAACCACTTTTGTATTTTCTGGTAATAACAATATTTCCAACAATGGCTTCAAATTCATCAGTCATATAAAATTTCTTAAGTTCTATTTTTTCATTAGTTTTAAATTCCAAATAAGCATAAACATCACCAACCGGCATATTTACATTAGTGACTCCATCTCTGACAAAGAAAGCACATTCAAATGGTCTAAACCATTTTCCTATATCCATTCTACCTGGTATTAATGTTGTTTTATCCACAAAGTCATTTTTAATAAAATAAGGATGTTTAATTTCTGCTTCAAGTTCTTCTTCACAAAAGAAATAATAACCAAATTTTAAAGAAGCCAATCTTGTTTTATAATCTCTTGGTAAAATATAAGTACTAAAATAAGAAGGATTATAAGTATCACTACTCATAAAATTATCTTCAATATTAAGATCAAAGTCTATAGGAAATTTCAAAGAATAAGTATTCTTTAATACATCCATAAAAGCTGGACATTTTGTATATTTTTCATCTTTATGTTTTTTTAATGATTCATTAAGAACTTTACCAGGTGGTAAAAAATTAATATATGGAATATCTTTTGATCTTTGATCTACTGCCCAATAAACTATCATTTAACTAATCTTTCATTTCAGTATGAGTAAAATCAATTTCTTTAATTCCATATTCTTCTGGATCAGGTCTTCTTATTTTTCCATAAACACCAGAAACTACCATACCGGTCATACGATATATTGCTGCACCAAGAATTCCTATATAATAGTAATAATGATTATTGCAAGTATGATACCAGTTTTCTCCTTCCATAAACATACAAGCTCCTGCACATAATTGCAATACAGGACATTCTGAACACTCTTTTCTATTAGACCAATGCCAAGCAGTATTTAATTTGATATTATCAAAGTCTTGAACATTTCCAATTCTGTGTTTGCCAAGATCTCCAGTATCTTGACATGTCATAACATTACCTAATAAATCGACAGTAATAACATCTTCTTTATCCATTAAACAACCTTGATACAAAGAACTAGATGGTCTTTGCGTTGCTATTGAATTTACAAAACTATTAATGGCATTATTTAAAACAGGTAAAATATTTTCTTTTGGTTTCATTGCAGCTAATGCTACATTATTTGTTAATTTATCATATTGTTCTTTAGTAAATGGTTTACTGCCTTCAGTATGATAAACAATTCCAACTAAATTTACACTGACATTCTCGTCATCAAATTTTTTCTTAAAGAATTCTACTATCTTTTCTATATCAAAATTATCAGGAGTTAGAACGGCATTAAATGACATTCTTCCTCTTCTTAATTTTTGTAGTTTATTAATCATATTAAATTGTTTTTTGTCTTCAAAGGGATCAGGTCCACGAAGATGCTGTCCCGGTCCATCGTGTGAAATCACAAAAATTATATTATATTTTTGAACATATTCTATTATTTCTTCTGTAATTAAACTACCATTTGATGTTATTAAGAATTCTGTTTTTGGAAATTTCTCTGATAATTTCTCTAATAGAAATTTAACTTTGTTCCAGTATAATAGTGGTTCTCCTCCCCAGAATTCAATTTTATCTGGCTCTCCTTCCAGCCACCTATCAATATTATTCATAAATATTTCAGCGTCTCTGATATTAGTCTTAGACGAATACTTAACTTCTTTTTGTTGATTGCAGTAAGAACAAGAATAATTACAGCCCAAACCTAATTGGATCTTTATCTTTTTTAATTTTTTACTTTTCTTACCTGGATTTTCTGGAGAAACTCTAGTCGCAACTTCATAATTGTGTTCTTTAATATTCTGAACTAAATTCACACCATTCTCATCATATAGAGTAGAAGTATGTGGATCATATGAAATGTAATGAGTTAGACCATTTCTATCTACTAATTCTATCTTAAACATATTATCTGCCTTTAAAGTAATTAAGGTTTATGATCCACGTTTCATCATTAATTTTTTCTAAAATAGGTATATTATTTGATATAATAAAATCTTTATTATCTAATACAATAGATATATATTCTTTATTTCCAATCAAAATTTCTGGTATCTGTATAAATGTTGATTGTTTCT